CTGTACCTGATCCTATTCCGGTCATTGATACGCCTATTAAAGCGTCTTTTTCTGTTGTTTCTCTCCATACATCTCTTAAATAATGAAAATCAGTATATCCTGCTTGTAACGTACCAATAAAAGCTGCTCCTTTAACTCTGTCATTGAAATCTTCTTGAGATTCTAAGTCCGATGCATTTACTTCACATAAGTTACAAAACTGATATGGACGAAGTGCAATTTCACAACATGGATTAGTTCCCCAATCTTTGTCATTATTTAAATAAATTCCAGGTTCTCCTGCTCCTGATAGCTCAACTCTTTTCCATAAATCCATAAAAAACTCTTTAGTTATTTTATGTCTCATTAATACTGCAGAATTGTTAGCTCTTCCCCTTTGTGGAGCTGTTTCCCACCAATGTCCAGATTTACATCCAATCATTTGATCGTCATCTGCAGAAAATAAACTGATTAAAGCGGCTCTTCTAATTCCTCCAGCTAATACTGCGTCTGCAATATGACAAACTATATCGTGTACTTCTAATGTTGATAACTTATCTCCGTCTTCTCTAGCATCTAATATTCCTGTTATTTTTAAAATACATTCTTTAAGTGGTTGAGGGCCTGGTGCTTTTCCTCCTGATGTTACTAATTGAGCTCCTTTTGGTCTAATATCAGAAAAATCAAATTCAATTCTTGATCCTTTTCCATTTAGATATGATTTAATTAATACTTTAATAGCATCTGCCCAACCTTCAATTGAGTCACCTATTAAGAATCTTCTTTTTCTTTTTGGATATGGTTTGTTAACTGGTGGTAACTTATCAACGTGATGTTGTTGTACTGAATACCCTACGCCTGTTCCGCCTAAGAGTAAAAACATTACTTCGCTAAATGAGTCAATATGATCGATCGGTAAGTAAGCACAATTATAAACACGATTAGGTGATATTTCAATTGGCTTACCTCCAAATTGTAAGCTTCTCATTGATGGTAATATTTTTTTAGAATAAACCATTTTATAAACATCTTCAATTTCATCTTTTAATTTTGGATATCGCTTTATGTGCATATTTTTATTTCTAGTAACAAGTTCTTCCCATGTTTCTCTCCTATTCAATTCTGGTATATATTTCGCATATTTCATATGCACGGTAATATCTGATAAAATTTTATTTGAAATGTTCATATATATGACTCCTTTTTTATTTAGTTTAGACAAAAATAGGCCTATGATTTAGGCCTACGATTAATTTAATATAAATATAATTACTATCCCAAACTTCCGCCTAAATCTTTAAATTTTTGTGCTAAATTTTTCTTAATTAATGTGTCACCAGTTTTCATTGTTTGAGTTGTTTGTCTACCTTGATTTGATTGAGGCTCAAAGAAATTAAACTGACCGTTATTTGTGTTTATTTTACTTGGTAAAGTTATTCCATCAGGACCAAATCGATTCTTTATAACGTGTCCTCTTCCTGTTCCTGATAACTTATCTTCTACTTTTCTTGATAGTGACATTAAAAAGTCAGATACCATAACTTTACCATATGAAGATGCAATTTTATCTGCTTCAATTATATCATCTTCTAATGCTGATCTATTTGCTTGTGTCGCTGTCCATACTGGAACATCATATTCGCCGGCCATACCACGAAGATCTTCATATAACTCTTCTAAAGCTTCATGTTTATCTTTACTAGATACTTTTAATAAATCAGCATAATCAACAACTATTAAATCAGGCTTATTTCCTAACATAATTGTTTTTTCAATATGAGCTTTTATACCCATTACTCCAACAGACTTAGTTGGATAATATTTTATGATCAATTCTCCATTTATATCTTTTAGTTTTTCTTCAATATCGTCTGTATAGTTTTTTAAATTTTGAGCAGCAATACCTGTTATAACTGAATCATATCGCTGTCCTACATAATTTTCATTAAGCTCTAATGTGTAATGTATAACTGTTTTATTTTGCTTTATTGCATTTGCTCCAATATTAATTAACATCCAAGACTTACCAATACCAGCTGGAGCCATTACGACCCCTAATTCGCCTGGTGCTAATCCTCCATCCATTAAATCATCAATAACATCCCATCCAGTAGTTACAGTATGCCTAGCAGCTTCGTTATACCTAGCGACTACATCTTTTTTATATTCATGCCCTATATCAGTATCTGCACCAGCTTTCATAGCTGAATCTATTTTGCTTTTAATTTCATCATAACTACCCATTTTGAGTAGTCCGACTGAATCCATTATTGCTCTCTTTATTTCTTGATTCTTACAAAATTTGAGTATTTCATCTTTTACAAAAGTCAAATCGTCTGACTCCATATATCGAAATACATCTTTTAATTGTTCTAGAACTGCAGTTTTAAGAATATCATTATCTATCTCAGTAACTTTAACTTTTAATACGTCTTTTGAAGGAGGTGTTTTATATTCACGAAAATGATCTATTAGTATATCTAATAACCAACTATTTGCATCAGATTCAAAATAATCTGATTGAATAATATCAGCAATTTGTTGAAGAAATGTTCTATCCACAAACATAGCTGCCAAAACTTTAACCTGAAAAGACCACCCGTACTCACTTAACTTATCTGTCATATATTATTATATAAAAAATAAATGGTAAATCCAATTATTTTGTTTTTTGTGCAAATGCACTTAATGATAACCAGGTGTTATTCAACCAATCTGGCATATTCTTCATAACGGACCACATTTTATCTTCCATAAATAATCTTCTAAATTCTACTTTATTTAATTCAGTTATTTTTGATTCCATTATTCTTCTAATATTACTTTTTGTTTGTGCTGGAATATCTAATAGTTTTAGATTCATTAGTCTCCAATTATCAGAAATTATATTCTGATTATCTAATATTTTTTTATATGTTTTAGAATCATCTATTTTGTTATTACAAGTTTCCCATAATGTTTCTAATTCATATTCTTGTTCTTTGTCTAAATTTGGTACATGCTTTAATAATGTCTTCGGACCAATACCAGATACGCCTGGAATATTATCTGACTTATCTCCTGTAAATGATCTAAACATTACATAATTTTTAGGATGTACTCCGAATTCATTTATAACACGTTCTGTATCATACATTTTCTTTTTTATTGGAGACCATATTTCAATTTGATTGTTTACTAATTGATAAAAGTCTCTGTCTGTTGATACTATAGTAATTTTTTTGCTAATAGATTCATACATTTCTGCAATATATGCTATAGTATCATCTGCTTCAATTCCATCCATAGATAAAAATGTAATAGGTAAAGCATCTAAATATGATACTAATCTACTGAATTGAAATCTCATAGCTTCTTGTTCTTGCTCATGAGATGCAAAATGATGGTCGTGTCTTCGTAATCTTGTTTTATTAACTCGATTGCCTTTATAATCTTTATAAATCTTTTTTCTTCTTTTAGATCCGCCGACACCATCAAATACGATGATACATCTACTAGGCTTAAAGTCTCTAACGCATTTTCCAATACTATATAGAAATCCTGTTATACCTCCTATATGCTCTCCATCTTCATTTGTTGATGGTGTAGCAGCAAAAGATCTAATGAAAGTATTGAGACCATCAAATATCATTAGATGATCGTCAGGTCTCTGATTAATACTTTCTTTTTCTTTTTGAAGTTGCTTAAATAATTCTTGATACTTATTCATTATGATTCTTCATTTACAACTTCTTCGTCAATAACGACGTCGTCTATTCCACCCTCTACGCCTGCACGATATTTAAAAATATATGCTTCGCAGATTCTTGTATACAGTCTATCTTTCACTTCCGGATTTAATATCACTTTGTCTACAAAATCTTTACTTTGAAATTTAAACGTTGCCAAAACTTCTCCAGTATCAGGATCTACATCGTCTAACGAATACCAAGCTCCTGATTGAGAAACTAATTTAAAATTTTTCATGATATTTAGCCAACCGCCATAGTTGTCAATTCCACTATCATAATATATTTCATAATCAATTTTTCTATTAGGAGGACCCATTCTATTCTTCACAACATGAACATTAGTTTTATTACCAACTACTTGATCAGCTCCATTTACTCTAGCTTTAATCATTCCTGTATTTTTTAAACGAAGTCTGACTGATGAGTGAAATGGTAAAGCTTTACCACCTGCTGTTGTCCATGGATCTCCAAAAGATACGCCTAATTTGGTTCTTAACTGATTAGTGAATATTAAACATATTCTTTCTCTAGCTATCCAATTGGTAACTTTTCTCATAGCTTTACTTAATATAATAGATTTGGAAGTTGCATATCCATCCTTATCATATTCCATAGCCATTTCTATTTTAGTAGATGCACCCATTACTGAATCTACTACTATAGTTACCAATCTATCTTTATCAGATTTTCTAACATTTTCAACAATTGTTTCAATAGTTTCAAATATTTCTTCAATTGTTTCTAATGGAACATATAACATAGTTTTTAAATCTACGCCTATTGCCGTTAAAAATTCTGCACTGCTAGCTGATTCTGTATCAATATATACTGCTAATCCGCCTTTCTTTTGTGTCTCTGCTAAGGTATGAGCTGCTAACAAGGATTTACCTGAAGCCTCAAGTCCTGTTATTTCGGTAATTCTACCAACAGGAAAACCTCCATTAGGACGATTAGAAATAGCTAAGTCTAACATTGAGCATCCGGTAGATACCCATTCATTAACATTTGTAGGAGCATCTTCATCACCATCTAAAAAGAATGCTGACTTGTAATTTTGTCCTTTAAATTGTTTATTGATACTATCTGCAAGAGTTGAAGCTAACGAATCTTCCAGTTCGCTCTTTTTCTTTGCCATAACTGTCTTTCTTAATTATTGAATAAATCGTCAAAAGCTTCTGCTACGTCTGTTTTCTTAGTAACAGTTTCATTTGATTTTTTCTCAGCTGGTTTTGAATTTGCAGCTGGTGTTGATGATGTATCAGAGTCAGCATTTTCTGGATTCATCCATTCATTTAATGCTTTTTCTAATTCTTCATAAGTTGGCTCTGGGAATAGATCTGTAATCTTAGGTTGATCCATTATTGATTTTGCAATTGCTTTATCTTCAGTAGCCGCTGAAGTATTTGGTTTAACTCTAATAGCAGTCTTTGGATATTGTCCAGGACCTTCAGATGGAGTAAATTCAACATCAATGTCTCTACCATTCATTAAGTCGGTAATGTCTCCATAATCTGGATCAGCTATGATAGATAATAATTCAGAATATATTGTTTTTCCGAATCCCCAAAATTTAACGCCTTCTGATTCTTTTCCTCTTACTATAACAGGAACATATGTTCTCATCTTAGGCTCAATTTTTCTACCCATCAACCAATCATCTTTGTCTCCGGTCTTTTTTAATTTTTCAGCAAACTCTACTACTGGATCTGCATTACCAAATGTGATAGGCGAAAGCATACTACGCTTTGCAATATCATAATGGAAATACATTTCTAGGAAAGGGTTTTCTTTGCGGTGAACGTAAGGGACAATTCTTACTCTTTGCTTGCCAGGTTCTGGTCTGAAATAATTATTTTTTCTGTCGCTAGTTGTGTTTAATTGGTTAAGTTTCGCTCTAATAGCGTCTAAGTCTAAACTCATCGTTTTTCTCCTTTAATTGTTTAATTGTTATTATTTGTTTATTTATTAATTATATTATAAGTAATTAATTCGTTAATTCAAAGTTATTTATTTAATTTTTTAAGTTGTTATTCCATATCTTCATCAGGCATGTCCGGAGGTAAATTGAGTGTTGTAGGTTTTTTATATGGCTTATCATAATTACCTTTTTTTAGATCTCCCATTAATTCATTTGGAATATATATCTTATCGTCTGCTAATAATTCTCCTGCTAATTTTCCGTCTACATATATTTCTAGATATCCATTTGGTCCAAGTTTCCATTCGCCTGAATCGCCTTCTTTTTTCTTGAAATATCCTTTAAGCCAATTTTGTAAATTTGCTGCAGCTTCAGTTATTAAATTAGATTCTTTGAGATTCTTAGTACCAAATCTTTTCATATTTTCATGTAATTTGTTCATCGTTTTGTCTCATCTTTTTCTAATGTGTCAATATCATAATCTTCTATATCTCCATGAAAAGCCATTGATCCTTCCATACCCCATTCGCCTCCGCCTTCGTCTACTCCCATAAGCCAAATTGCTTTTGTATATCCATGATCATCAATTTCGTCATGATCATCAAATTCAATATCAAATGGTTTGCCACCGTCAATCTTAACTGTTATTGTAGGATATCCACTACCATCGTTTTTAGAATTTACTAATTCAATTCTTGGTTGATAGTTTTTATTATCTGTATATTTTAAATCCGTTCGAATATTACCGTCTTTGTCTTTTAAGACTTCTTTCATTTTTTTCTTTTGATATTCTTTTTGAACATCTTCCAATGTAGGTAAAGGCTTATTTGCTTTGCGTTCCCAAGCATATCCTTCTTTTAGTAAGTTTTTT